TTCGCTAGTTGCCCCGTCTCATTCATGGCCACCTTGCCCGGCTGCTTCTCTTCCCAATCATTGAGGCGGTTGTCTACGGCGCTATAGAAATCCTCTTCCTCAGACAGTGCGCCGAGTTGCCCCTTGTGCGATTCGATATAGCGGGCGGTGAAAGCGGCAACATACTCACTCAGGAACTTCTCCATCTCCGGCGTCAACTCCGTAGCGCCGCCTACCTCACCGCCAGCAATCGGCGTGATAGCCTCAGCCAATGCCCGCACGCATCCCTCAATCTCTTTGCCGACGGTATCAGCGAACTTGGCGTAGAAGCCCTCCAGCCAGTCACCGAATGTCTGGGCGCTCTTCGAGTCCAGATGCGCCTTCGCCGCCTTACGGATATTCCGCACCTCGGCCTTGACAATGTTTTGGGCGGCTGCTGCGAATAGCGGTTTGTGCGAGTCTGCCACCCGTGACCGCAATATGGCCATGCGTTTACCGGCCGCATCCTTCTGCGCCTTCATGCCAAGCGTCTGCTCTTGCGGCTCCTCCAGTGCCAAGGCCGCCATACCGACAGGCATCATATTCATGGGCATCAAATAGTCATCCCCACCGCCGACCGGGTTCATGTTCTCCAATTCCCTGATGTCGTTGGCGCTCAGCCAGCCCCACTGCCGGGCCGTGGCGTAAGCCTGGAAGCGGCTTGGTGTGTCACCCCTCAACAGCCCTGTAACCAGGAACTCTGCGAAATACTTTTGTTTGTCGGCCAGGCTCAGGAGCTTGCGGCGTATCTCCTGCTCCCAACGCACCAACCAAGGCCCCATCGTGTAGACGATGAACTCAATGCCCTGATGCTCGATGTTGCTGTACGTTGACCGCTCCAAGTCGCCCAGCATGTGCGGCGGGACATGAAGGAACCGTGCAATCTCGGCAATCTGGAACTTCCGCGTCTCAAGGAATTGCGCATTTTCTGGAGGAATGCCGATAGACTTGAATGTCACGCCTTCTTCTAGAATGGTGATGCGGTGCGTATTGCTGAGTCCGCTATGCTGCTCCTGCCATGATTCGCGCATGTGCTGTTTCGCTTCGTCGCTCGGCTTGCCCGGATGCTCAATGACCCCGCTGAGTGTCGAGCCGCCCGAGAAGAAACGGGAGCCGAATTCCTCTGTCGCTTTGGCGAGTCCGATAGCTTCCCGTGCCAAGGTGATAGGGTCATAACCTATGACGCCATCGAATCCGAAGCCCGGGATATGCAGCACTTGGTCGGGCCGCAGCTTGACACCCGTACCATCCGGCAGCCGATACTTGTAGACCAGCTTCCCCTCTTCCCATTCGACCCGCATCTGGTCAGGCCGCAGCGGGTACAACCCTCGCGGAACTCCGGCGGTCATATCCCAGTCGATTTCCGAGTAATGATTGCCCCATGTGAGCACATGCCCCTGCGCAGTTTCCTTCCAGGCGTAGGCCGACATATACGGGTTGGCCTCATCATGGAGAAGTGAATACAGTTGATGCTCAGTTGCCCGACGTTTGCCGCGCGGCTCCAGCCGTTCATAGAGTAGGAGCGGCAACTGCGCCAACGTCTGAGCGATCAGGGTCACGCCTGCATAGTAGGCCGTGCTGGTGAGGGCATTGGTATTCGAGACTGGTACGCCGGCCTTTGAAGATAGGCCAGCCCACGTCAGCATCGACTTATCCCAGAAGGGTCGTTGCATCCAAGACTTGATGACCGTTATTGGATTATTCATAGGCTATCGAATCCCCGCTCTTCGTAAACAGAGCGGACTCCTTGTGCATGTCGTGCGGCGCGGTCTAGCCCCATGATCAAGGCCACTGCGCCATCAATCCGTTGTGTTGATTTCTCTTTGTCTGGCTTGAGGTTGCCCGCCGGGTCCTGGCGCACGACGAGGTTGTCCACATTCCACCGCAGCACCGGATTGCCCCCGTGCCGAATCTTGCGGCCCAGGACGAGGTTCATCAGTTCCTTGGTCGGCGGTGACATCGAAGCGAATCCCTGACCAAACGGGACCATGACAAAGCCCGCATCCGTCAAAGACTGGGAGAGCTTCGTTGCCCCCCAACGGTCAAAGGCCACTTCGCAGATGTGATAGCGGTCGGCTAGCGCCTCAAGCATGGCCTGGATGCTGGCGTAGTCGATGACATTGCCCTCGGTTGCGGTTATGTAACCCTGGCGCACCCACGTTGAATAAGGCACCCGGTCCCTGCGTTCCTTCTCCCGCATCGTCTCGGCGGGAATCCAGAAATGGCCCAGCGCGTCGTATTCCTCACCATCGGGGAACACCAACCACAGGGCGGTCAGGTCGGTTGTGGCAGAGAGGTCCAGTCCGGCGTAGCAGTCATGACCTCGCAACCTTTCGCTGTCCACCTGGCCGCTACAGGCATCCCAGTGATCCATCGGCATCCACCGCTCTACGGAGGCTGTCCATTGATTGAGATACAGCCGCCGGAATGTCATCTCGATGGCTGGTGTCTCTTTCGCCTTGTTCGCCAATGTCCGCATCTCCTCAATGCTGCGGAACGCCCCCAATGCTGGGTTGCAAGCGTGCCAGACTTCTTCATCCTTCCAGTCGGCATCATCTGGGGCTGCGTATATCACGGGCAGGAATGTAGGGTCGTCGATGATTCCATCTCGCACTCGGCACGCGTAATCGTGTTGCTCCCAACATATCGAGTTGCGGTCATAGCCAGCCGTGGTAATGACGACAACAAGCGGCTGCCGCCGTGCGCCGGTGGATGTCGTCAGCACATCCCAAAGCTCACGGTCTGGTGAAGCGTGGAGCTCATCGTAGATAATGCCGTGAGCGTTGTACCCGAACTTGCTGTATGCTTCAGCAGAGATCGCCGAGTAGAAGCTGTTGTTGCGGTAGTAGGCTATCCGCTTTTGTGAATCAATAATCTTGCATAGCCCCATCAAGGTCGGTTGCTGCCGCGTCATACTTGCGGCTTCGTTGAACACAAGACTGGCCTGCCCCCTGTCATTGGCCGCTGAATATATCTCAGCCCCCATCTCGCCATCGGCAAAGAGTAGGTAGAGAGCAATGGCGGCTGATAGGGTGGACTTCCCATTCTTTCGCGGAAGCTCGATGTAGCACATGCGATACTGCCGGTGGCCATCCTCATTCAGCGTGCCGAATAACTGCCTGACAATATCCTTCTGCCAGTCCATGAGCTTGAAGCGTTTTCCAGCCCATTCACCTTTCGTATGCTTCAATTGCTCGATGAAGTTGACGGCATGGTCGGCGCGCGCTGCGTCAAATCTAGAGATTCTTTGTGGACTCTCGACAGTAGTCAAGAAGCTCCTCCATTGGGTCCTTTGCTGGCTGCTTGCTGGGCATCGACAGCCTGCTTCTGGCGGATGGCGTCAAGCCGAACTCTGAGCAAAATAGCCTCACCTGGCTTAGAGCATCCATCAATATCCCGACCTCTGGTTTTTTGCTCCTCTTTAGCTCGGGCGTTTTCCCATCCTCAAGCGTTTTCTTATCCTGGTAGTCATATAGGAAGCCGCTGTTGATCTCTTTTGTTGCCCTCACGACCATTGAATAGGCCACGCAGTATCCCGCCAGCGCTGTCCTATCCACAGATGTCAATAGACCTAACCTGTGCAACTCCGGGCATACCCGCTTCCATTCTGTCCGCGCATGATAGTCCAGCCACCACGGGCAGTTAGGTATAGACGAATCCGGTTGCGGCTCGTTGTCATTCAGGGGCCGCTTGCCCGGGTTGCCCTCAAGTTTCTTCAGTTGTGTCGGCTTCGGTTTTCTACCAGCCACGGTATTCCTCATTCTGCGAAAACTCGCGTGTTACTGGCCTCTCGGTCTTGGCGGCGCTGGCTCCAACAATTTGACCCGCCCCTACCCTGTGCCTGTTTAGGGCTACCCAGAGCCGCCCTATGTCTTCTCATGTGTGCAGCCTCAGCATCGCCGCAGATTGCGCCGCCTCACTGCCTGACGCTGACCCTACCCCCCCCATCTGTTTCCTTCCGTGTCTTCTGGTTATGGCAGGTCTCGCACAGTGCTTGCCAGTTGCCCTCATCCCAGAACAGGGTCATGTCGCCGCGGTGTGGGGTGAGATGGTCAACGACCGTCGACGGCTCAATGCGGCCGGCGGCCTGACATTGCGCACATAGGGGGTGCCGCCTCAAGAAATGTAGCCGCGCCTTCTTCCACCGGAAGTCATACCCCCTGGCGCTTGCTGATGGGCGGTTGTCGTCATACCCTACCCCCCCCTGTTGTTTGTGGGCGTCACAGTAGCGCTCCCCGGTGAGGTTAGGGCAACCCGGGTGTGCGCATGGTGTCGCTGGTTTATATGGCATCGTCGCTTCCACGCTATCTACTTATCCAGTTGAATAGCCACTGCGGAACGCGTATCAGACCGAACAGTCTCAGCCCGTCCCGATACTGCTCCAGTTTCCGCCAGCAGTAGTCGGGGTTATCTCCGAACTGCTGTCGTGTCGGTAGTGGCAACTCGTCATAAGTGGGCGGTTCAAATCCCATCACATCCTCCACAAAAGAAAACCCGCAAACTCGTTAGAGCCTGCGGGTTCACCGTCCTCGTCAGGTTGTCTTATTCGGTTGTCAGATTAGTCCAGCTTCGTCGTCTGCTCGACGGTCATTAAGGTGGCCTTGCCGTCCTTCACCTTTATTTTAACATATCCGTATGCGATAGGCCACTTCACCCTATGAAGAGCCTCCCGTAATTCCTTGTCGTCTGTGGCCTCGTCCGCCATCATGCTTCCGTTACATGCTCCGCCAGTCGCCGTGCTATGCTATATGCCCGCTTGAACGGGTCTGGAGAGTCCACATCGTGAAAGTCTGTTTCGCATACCGGGCAATGCAATACACTCGTCTCAAGGCGGATTGCTTCACCGCCTATCGTTAGTCGCATAATGCCCTGAGTCCTGACAAGCTCTGCTTCCTCACATACTGCACACCACATTTATGTCTCCCGGATTCCATGGGCCCCAGAATGACACTTTCCGCAGAGTAGCAGACAGTTGCCTGGGTCCAGCGGGTCCCCGCCCTGGCTGCGGTGCCGTATCTCGTGCTTCGACAGCCCTCTCCAGTCCGGCCATTCGTGACACTTCTCACATTGCCCATTGCTGCGGATCAGGAGTTGTTGGGTCAGTGCCTTTTCCTGTGCTAATTGGTATTGTCTCTTACGGGTGACTCGCCTCATGGAAAAGTTAGGTGCGCTGCGTCCGGGCAGGCTAGTGCTGACGGTGGTGCCACTAGCCAGTCGAGTTGTCATAGCGGCTCCTTGGCGCAGAAGTCAAACATTATGTCCTGCATGTCCTGAGCGGCATACTCCAGGATGGTCGGTAGCAGGTCGGGGCGGTCCTGCAACATGAGAATATAGGCAATATCGCAGGAGTTCCGGATGCTGTGGACGGCTTCGCGCAATTCGTCAAGCTCCATCGCTGCCTGCCTGCCACATGCGCTCAAGATTGGCTTCTGCCTGCTCCCGCTTATGCAACCGTGCCCTGTGCATCATGCCAGTCGCCCATGCATCTTGTACTATCTCGCCCGCTAGAGCCTCAAACCTCTCGCGGCAGGCGCACCAGAGCTCGCCGTTCAGCATGAAATATACCTCGCCTGTATTATGGTTCTGTCCTAGCAGACGGTACAGCGTCAGTTCCTTTGCTTTTTCCATCTTCCCTACCCACAGGGCGCGTTGGCTCAGGCCGCACATCGTCAATCAGGGTGAAACTGCCGGTAGATGCCAGCAGCCCATTGAAACACGTCTCCCCACTCTTCGCCAGCATGCCGCATTTCAAGCCAGCAGGATCGCGCATCGTCGACGGTAATATCGGGCTTCTGCAGGGTCTCGGCCCCTTTGAGTGTCAAGAGCCCCGTCGCCATGAACGCCTCAGACATCTCCTTGAGCCCTTCAGCGGCCTTCGCCTTGACACTATCCAGTTTTGCCTTGAGGCCAGCCCACCCGCCGATGACCATCATCAATGCCGCCAGGATAATCGCTACAATCTGCCATGTGCTCATTTCTGCTCCTCCTTAGATTTGGCTTATACGGAATGTGACAAACCATGTCGGGGTGAACACCCAAACTGGCTGCCCCGGCTCCTCTGAAATATGATATGGGCGACACAAGTCACAACCACCAGTCGAATTGCATTCACATTGGTCATACGCAACATCCCACCCACTTGTCGCTTCGTTTACAGCCATGTCAGTGATCCTTCCACATTTGACGCACGTATTGAATCACCCTCACCACAGCATACCCAGCCACGCCGTAAGCCCCGACCTTCTCCCACTTCGCCAGCCGTAGGTTAGGCTCGTTGTAGCACCTGTAGCGGTTCTTGCCGGTTATGCCCTCGAACACGTGGATGCTCCAGAGGCCGAAGAGAACGGCAAGCATCAAATCAAACAGCCTCA